AAGAGTTAAAAATGTTAATAGAACATTATAAAATTCCAAATATGAATAGTAAAAATTGTGTAATTATTGATGATCACCCAGATGTCAAGTCACAACAGTCTCACCTATGTGTTACTGCACCGGAATGGACTATTTTTGATGAGGATAACATCGAACTTAAAAAAGATGCTATGAAAGACGAATTTCTTCCTAAAGTATCAAAAGGGTTATCAGAATATTTGAAAGAGTTTCAACTAAAAGGTGGGATAGATAATCCCAGTGAACTAATCACTCCCAAAACCGTTGCTTTTGCTATGTAGAATCCTTTACAGGTAATCGTAGAGCTTTACATTTAACTAAATCTGCTTCAACAAGTGGTACAATAAGAGGTGGCTCGCCTTCTCTTTTTTCTACTTTTCCCACAACTCCTTCCTTTTTGGTTTTGATTAAAAATCCTGTATGAACAAAATAATCTTTAAAATATGGATGCTTCCTAAGTATCACTTTAGGTTTGTCTTCTTTCGGACTACAAACCTTCTTTTTTCCTAAAATAAGAGCTACAAGGTCTTTTTTGGAGAGCTTGCTGTATTTTTTCAGCTTTCTACTTTTACAAATCTTTTTCAGATCTTTTATATTAGAATTTTGTAGATATGACTCGGTGTAATCTTTTTTGTCTTCCATTGGAACCTCGATAGGTGGTGGTCGCTTTTTTGGAGTCTCTTCTGTGGATTCTTGTTCTTCAAAGCACTTTAGAAGATCATCGACGGGTATACAATAAGCTTCAAAAATTTTTTGAGCGATAATCCGATCTCGCGTGTCCAACCATTCTTTCATACTAGCTTGATTTCGTGTTAAATAATCTTTTAAACTCATCTTGTTTAAATTTTTAGAATGTTATTAAAATTTCATTTTAATAATAAATGAGTATCGTAAGATCTAATGTTAATTATGTTCGAGATCAAATAGAAGCAAAAATCGGATCAAAACCTTTTTTCGCGTCTCAAAACGCCGTAAATTTAAACGTGACAGACATCGATACGTTTCCTTATCCTAGATTTTATAGAGGAGTATACCAACTTTCTGAGCCGGTAGTTATGGAAAGAGAAGCGGGTTGGCGTCAGCGTCATGATATGTGTTATGAACCGTCACGTGTATATGAAGTCGAACAACCAAAATATTGTTGGCAAGTTCCTTGTTCCACTGTATTTCCATGTAATAAATTCCACGGACCTGCTGCAAAAGCCGTGGCACAAGAATACCATTGCGTTCCTATTAGTAGGTAATTACTATAACTCGTTAAGTTTTCATATTTCATATGAAAACTTCAAATAACTATTCATTAGTTTTTAGTCATTCCTATTACCGCACAACCCATTCTACCACCGGCATTTCCAGTCTTCAGACTTTCGGTATTTAGTTTGTTGATAATAGTTTCTCTATTTACTTTATCACCTCTTTTGAAATAATTTCTTTTATTTGCATACGCTTTCAGTTCGCTTAGAGACATTTCAGAATATGATGTGAATTTTTTACCTTCGTAAATTCCTTGCATTCCTAAATCATCTGTTAATTTGTGTATAACTACCGATCTCCCTAAGATATCGTCCACAATGACATCTGGAAAATAATGAGTTTCGGCAACAACACCGTGACTATTGGATACGATGTTGTTGCAAAGATCTCCGACATGTCTCGGGTGACTAGGATGTTTCAGAGAACCATGTGTTACTCCCTCTGGATTATAATGACCACCACAAGTCTTACAACCACCAGTTAGGTCACCGAATTCATGAATATGAATCGCGTGTGTATGATTTGGAGTTAATCCTTGTAATTTTATTTCACATTTACCGTTTTGATGAAATTTAACAGTACCTTTGATACCATTATTCGAGGACGGTACAAAACATGCAATTGCATTGTGTGTTTGTGTTTGACCCATTTTTTATTATTTAATGTTTTTTATATTGGAATAAAAAATGACATTCGATCAAATAGCTTTGTATTCTACTATATTTATTCCAGCAGTGTTTGGATTTGTGACTGCAGCATTTTGCAATGTTGGCAAAGAAGCTGGAAGCGTTGTTAAATTTAGACCCCCATCGTGGGTTTTTAGTATAGCATGGATAATATTATATACCTGTTTAGGTTTGGCGTGGTTCTTTTCCAACAAGGATAAAGATAGTAACAAGATTCTAGTCAATATAATGTTTTCAGCCGTGGTATTAGCCCTCACGGGTTGGTTATTAGTTTACGCTTGTGGTAAAAACAAGAAAGGCGGTATTTACATGATTGTGATATCAATTTTAACAGCTCTATTAGCTTATACGTCCACTCCTAATTTGACAGCTAAATTATTGTTATGCCCGTTAATCGTTTGGTTATTTTTTGCTACCCTGTTAAATACATTCGAAGTCCAATCAAAGTAAATATTATTATTTGAAATAATGATCTTGGAAAAAAAATCTATTAATAAAAATGCAAATCACTGCTATCGATGTATTAGGAAATAAACGAGAAGTATCATCTGATGAATTAAATGTGTCCAGTTATAGCAGTATTATACCCTTCTTTTTGTGGAAAAAAATCCCAGAGAAATCTTGGATAATTTGTCCAAGATATGGAGCAGGGGGGTATGATGTACAAGTAGGTGTAACTGGAACTTGTTGGGAAGAAGAACCTCCCGAACTTGCACTTTCACGGGAAGTGCAAGAAGAAACCGGATTAGTTATGTTGAAGGAACCAGACTTTTTAGCAGAAACTAAGAAAGGTAGTCAAAAATGGTTGTGGGCTGTATGTAACACAAACAAAACAGCATCAGCCATTGGTATTCAATCATTAAAAAACGGTCCCGATAATAAAAAATGTAAAATAGGAGCGTTAGTGTATACCACTAGGAAAAAATCTCTCGAAAATATGATTGTCAATTCCGCTAAATGGGGTGGGTTGTTTTTTCTTCCACGAGACAGAATTATAGAATTACTTATAGTACCCACGAGTCTTGCCCAACAGTGGACGCTTCCATTATCTAAGAATAGAAGTGGAAACCCGGTAGATAATTATACTAAAAATTTAAAATTTGTGAAACCTATTGCGCCTAAAATCGCGGATATTAATAGAGTTTGGCCCCGTGGATGTGCAATTAAACAAAATCATAAATGGCGAACTAAATTCAAGAAACGAAGGAAAAGTCCTAAAAAACATAACAGGAAACATAGATCACCTAGTAGGAAACATAGATCACCTAATAAGAAACATAGATCACCTAATAAGAAACATAGATCACCTAATAAGAAATAATTATTCTGATAGAATAATTATCTATTTAGTTTTTCTCTTACGAGAAGACTTCTTCACATTTCTCTTGCGTTTAGAAGGTCTGCAATTTTTAGTTTTCACATCATACACTAAACCACGGCTTCTACACTCGGCTCTGAGCTCTTTTATAGTCTTCTTTTTGATCTTAATTTTACGAGGTTTAGCTTTAGCACCAGTGGAAGCTCTTTTCAGAATGCTATCTATTTTACCTTGATAACCTCGTTTCTTATCAATGATTTTGTATAACATCTGATCTCCTGTAGTTCTTGGATCGCCTTTTGGGAATGTTAACATCATCTTGAGAACATTTACATGTCGATCTTTGACCGGAAGCGTTGCGTGAGATTTATATCTTACAGCTCTGCCTATAATTTGTTGAGTACCAGCGTCGTGCCACACAGGATCCAGAATAATAATGTTTCTAACCTTTTTAAGGTCTAAACCTTCTCCCCCAGCCTTTGTAACTACTAAAACTGGAAATTTATCATCGTTGAATTCGGTCGTTATCTCTGATTTAGTAGCAGCCGACAGCCCACCCCTGAACACACGAAATCCTATGTTTTCTTTTTTGAGAAACTTACTAATAGCTTTTACACCGAAATTAATCCAATTCGTAAAAATCACCGTTTTTTGTATTTTATCTTTAGAATCTCTGATCAAATCCAATGCTTTGGTTAATTTTTCACTGTAATATGTATCAATACCGGCCTTATTTACTGCTTTTCTGTAACCATGTAAAAAAGTCTTTGGATTTGGTATTAACAACCCACCCACTCTTACCCCAGAGATAGAATCTACGTAAGCTTTTTCGTATTGTTTGCTCATTGGGACTTCTACAAATTTTTCAGTCATTCTTGGGAAATCTTTACTAGCGCGACATGAAGGTACATAATCAACTCTACCTTCTAATAATTTAGCCAAACTATCCGCTACGCGTTTGGTAAACATCTTATTAACTGGAAACTGTGAAGTACCAGCTATTTCTTTTCCATACAACATATTGATTAGATTGATAAAGTCTCTAGGACTGTTAATGAATGGTGTAGCGGTAAGTAAGAGTCTTTTGTGAGCCGTGTAAGCACATTTTAATACACTCTGGGCTCTTACAGACTTGATTGAACGCAAATTATGAGATTCATCGATGATTAAAAGCGCATTCTTGCAACTGGGTCGGTTGCCTTTTTTAGCGAGGCTGTAGAATCCTTCGAAAGAATAAAACGAATATTTATTCATGTTTTTGACACCGTAGTGTTTTAGTTCGTCTTTGAAGTTATTTAACAAACTAGCTGGTCCAACAAACACTACTTTGTTTTTAGGATATTTGTCCAGATAACACTGGGAAGCAACTGTTGCAGCCAAAGTCTTACCGCAACCGGTACCGTGTACAACTAGGAGACCATCGTACAAAGAATCCTTGCGTTTGATGTAGTTAATGACTCTTTTTTGAATATCTCTAGGTTTTCTTTTACTACGAGCTATACAACTTTTCTTCCTACTCGATTTTCGTTTACGAGACCTGTTCATTTATTAAAAATGATTAAAATACGTTTTAAATGTTAATCAAAAATGCCTCAAAACACATATTTTCTACTATTCTCGCATACTATGGTTATAGTCCCTCTAGGTATATGTTTTTGGAAGTATAAGATATCTCGAGACTATCAAGCATTACTACTGGCATTACAATTGTTATATACTGCCTGTTTTTCAGTTGTGTTTCACACGTATGACTATAGTGATGTAACAGAGGGGTTTGATCCCAAACAAAAAAATTACGACGTGTGGATGTTTCTAGATTACTTGAGTTCGAGATCTGTCTTATTTACTAATATTGCATACGCGGGAAGATTTAAAACAGAATCTTTTTATTTGGTCACGCACATGGCAATGATAATCTTCATGTTATTGGAATTGAAAGCTCCAAATGACGTTACCACTTTTATTACAATACTCATGTGTGTTCTCGTTACAATACTAAAGATACGAACACTTGGTTTGTATTTTTATTATTTTTGGAAGCACACTTTGGCGTCATTCCTATTACTAGGTGTTTCACTTTTTTGTTTATTCGAGGCGTCTCAAAAATACGACTATCAATTGTTTCATTCTTTTTGGCACATCTTAATTTTCAGTACTTCAGCTAGTGCTTGTGTTTTAAAACACCGATTGGATACTATTAGACCATTGGAGGTGGAACCTAGAGTATACAATAGACCCCCGTCTGATTCACTGTAACAAAATGAATTTATCAGGAGAAATTTGTTAATATAAATGACTAACCAAAGTT